AGTACCCATCTACGCCGGAGGAAGCCTTTCAGCAGTCGATTGAAGGCGCCTACTACGCCACGCAGATGCAGTTCCTGCGCAAGACAAGCGCCTGACCACAGAGGTTCAGGTAAATCCGCAGCTGCCTGTGTTTACCGGCTGGGACTTGGGCATGAACGACACCATGGCCATCTGGTTCGCGCAGATTGTGGGCCGCGAAGTGCATCTGGTGGATTACCTGGAAGGCGAGGGCGAGGGCATTGAGTTCTACGCCGACGAATTGAACAAGAAAGGCTACCGCTACGGCGGGCACTTCGGGCCACACGATCTGGCGGTGCGGGAACTAGGCACCGGGCTGTCCCGCTCAGACGTGGCCAAGCAGTTCGGCATCAAGTTTGAAACCATTCCGCGCATCAGCAACCACGCCGAGGGCATTCAGGCGGTGCGCCAGTTCCTGCCTGTTTGCTGGATTGATGAAGAAGCCTGCGCACAGGGAGTCAACTGTATCGACAATTTCCGCAAGGAATGGGACGACAAGCGGGGCGTTTACAAGGACCGGCCACGACACGACTGGGCCTCTCATGGCGCCAAAGCGCTGGAAACCCTGGCTCGCGCCGACCTGTTTGCTCGACTGTCCCGACAAGATTTTGCCAAGAGCCGACCGCCATCACGGCGCGGTAATTGGGCAGCACACACCTAGAGGTAAGCTATGGCAATTCTGGAATCCGGCAAGCCGGTCAACCTGAATCAGCGCGAAGTGGCTGTCATTGTTGCAAAAAGCATTTCCGAAACCGGACTGCCGGTGCCCTCGGAGAAGATTCGCAACGACAGCAATCACATTCAGATCGACCCGATTGTTCTGGAGGCAAAGGTAACTCAGCCCAAGATGGGCGTGCGCCTGCAGTTTTACACCAGAGATGACTTTCAGGTGGATTTCAACGTCAACATTGAAGACTTTCAGGCTGACCCGCACGGCTATATGACCGATTTGTTTGAACACCTGGGCAAGATGCTGCGCAACGGGTTGAAGATGCGCCGGAACACCAAGACGATGAACAGCGCCATGTACGACATTCTGACCAAAGAGGCTGCCGCCAATGGCTAACCTTGGACTCTTGCAGTACAAGTCCGCTGGAGATTTGCGCACCGAAGAAGTTCACGAGGCGCAACAACTGGAAGATGAGCGCACCCGGCAATCCAAAATGCTGGAAAGCTCCCTTGGCTCCCACATACGTCGCTGCTGGGAAGAGGCCAAGATGGCCAAGCAGGAAGCGGAATACCGCCTTCTGGACTGCCTCAGGCGCCGTAAGGGCGAGTATGACCCCGGCAAGCTGGCTGCCATTCGCGCAGAGGGTGGCAGCGGCGTCTTTATGATGCTGACCACCACCAAATGCCGCGCTGCCTCGTCGTGGATTCGTGACATTCTGATGCCGGCCACTGAAAAGCCGTGGGGCTTGTCGCCAACCCCGATTGCCGAGGTGCCGACCGAGTTCCTGCGGCCGATCTTCAGCCAGTTTATGCAGCGGGCCGTGATGGAGTCGCAAGAGTCGGGCCAGCAGCCGGACCCGCAAGCGGTAATGAAAGCTGCCGAAGACCATATCCGTCATGCCGCACAGGAAAAGGCCGAAGATGCCGCCGAGCGCCATGAGGAAGTGATCGCGGATCAGTTGGCCGAAGGTAGCTGGGATTCGGCGCTGGGGGATTTTGTAGACGACTTCACCACGTTTCCCAACGCTTTTATCCGAGGGCACAATCTGCGCCGTGTTGCGTCACTGGCCTGGATGGAAGGCTGGAAGCCGATCAAGACGATGGAGGTCAAGCCGGACTGGTATCGCGTATCGCCGTTCGATATGTACCCGAGCCCGGACGCCACCAGCATTGATGACGGCGCCTATATTCTGGAGCGCTGCCGGTTACCCGAGGCCACCTGAACAAGCTGATTGGGGGTGCCGGGTTACAATGAAGAAGCCATTCGAGCGGTGCTTGACGAGCATGGCCAAAGCGGCTTGCGTGACTGGCTGTGGACCGACGGCGAGCGGGCGGAACTGGAAGGACGAGGCCATGAATGGCTGACCCGAGGCCAGACCATCGACGGCCTGATTTATGCGGCGGAGCGCAGGGCACCAGTCTGCTGCAGTGGGGCTGAATCCGGACGACGTAGAAGACCCGCTGGCCGAATACGAAGTAGAGGCCACGCTGATTGGCAATCACGTCATTCGCGTAAAGATCAACCGCGACCCGCTGGAACGCCGCCCGTATCACACCGCCAGTTATCAGCCGGTGCCGGGTTCGTTCTGGGGGCAAGGCATTCCGGAGTTGATGGCTGACATTCAGGACGTGTGCAACGCCACCGCCCGGTCGCTGGTCAACAACCTGGCCATTTCCTCCGGCCCGCAGGTCGAGGTGTATCACGAGCGCCTGGATCCGACAGAAAACGCCGACGACATTTACCCCTGGAAAATATGGCGAACCAAAGACTCAACCATTACCGGCAACAACCCCGCCGTGCGCTTCTACCAGCCGAGCAGCAATGCCGCTGAATTGTTGGGCGTGTATGAGAAGTTTTGAGCTCCGCGCTGACGACGCCACCAATATTCCGCGCTATTCCTACGGTAACGAGAATGTAGGCGGGGCAGGCCAGACTGCATCCGGCCTGTCGATGCTAATGGAGAGCGCTAACAAGGGCATCAAGGACGCCATCCGGCACATTGACCGGGGCGTGGTTCGTCGTGTAGTGGAAGCGCTCTGGCTGCACAACATGCAGTATTCCGACGATAACAGCATCAAAGGCGATGCGGCGGTTATCCCTCGCGGCTCATCGGCCATGTTGATTCGTGAACAGACGCACAATATGCGCTCACAATTCCTGCAAATGACCAATAACCCGACCGATCTGGCGATCATTGGCCAGGAGGGGCGCCGCAAGTTGTTGGAATCCATTTCTGAAAAGCTGGATCTGCCAGGTTCTATCCCCACCGAGGACGAAATGGAGCAGAACACCGCCGCGCAAAACGAAGCCGGTCAGATGATGCAGCAGTTGGAACAAGCCATTAAGAAGGCCGAGATGCAGGAAAAGACCGCCAAAGCTGAAAAGACCATGGCCGAAGTGGACGAAACCCGCGCCGACACCCAGAAAACGCAGACCCTGACGCCGCTGGAAGCCAAAAAAATGCTGGCTGAAAATCCTAAAAATGATGCAACCGGAGCCTACAAATGGACGAGCAGGACTGGAAAGCCCTGGCCAGAATCGCCAGCTCGCCGGACGGCCAGCGCCTACTGGTAATCTTGGCCAAGCGTCGGGAGGAATGCAGGGACAAACTGGAACGCCTGCCGGATACCCAGCAACTCAACAGGGCCCAGGGCTCCGCTGAAGCTATCAAGGAGCTACAGCAGAACCTGGCCGAAGCCCGCGACGTTGTAAGCAAGCGATTCAGCAAAGACTAATCACAGCCGGTATTCCGGCCCCACAACAAAGCCGCTTTCTCTTCACAGGGTAGGCGGCTTTTTTGTGGGCGAACGCTCAACAGCCTTACGCGAAGGCCGATTGAATCCGTGACCCCCTTTAATCGTGAACCCCGGTTACACCGGCTCACCGCGCATGAAGCGCACAGGAGTTGAAATGTCATCACTACCCAAGTCCATCCAGCAGCAGATTGAAGACGCTCAAAAGCACTACGAACCAGCCGCGAATCCCGAGGCAAACGCCCCGACTCCCGAACCTGAAACCGTAGCGCCTGCTGCACCGGACACTGCCGCGCAATCCGCTGAACCCGATCCGAATGACGAGAAGCACTCCCAGCCAGACGAGCCTAAGCGCTCTGAAAGCTACTGGGAACACCGCTTCAACGTCATCAATGGCAAGTACGCCGCCGAGGTTCCTGCACTGCGTGATGAGGTTAAAAGCCTGAAGTCTGCGATTGAACAGAAAGACCTTCAGATGACGGAGATGAAAGACGCTCCCGCCCCAACGGGCAACATCGGTGGTTTGACGGACGCGCAGATTCAGCAAGGCAAGGATGAGTTCGGCGAGGACTTTGTATCGTTCGTGCAACAAATGATCGACAGCAAGGCCGCGCCCGCCGATAACTCAAAAATGCAGGAACTGGAAGGCAAGGTACGCCAGTTTGAAGAGCGCGAATTGCAGAAAACCCAGGCCTCGTTCTGGACCGTTCTCGGCGAACTCGCTCCCGACTGGAAAACCATTAACGCTGACCCGAAGTTTCACGCATTCCTCGCCCAATACGACCCGCAGACCGGAAAGCAGCGCCAGAGTGATTTGGTGACTGCGCAACAGGCACTGGATGCCGACGGGGTAGGACGAATATTCAACGCCTTTAAAGTCCAGCAGCCTGAACCTCAACGCAAAATCCCTGACGACCAGATAGACCCGCAATCCAGCCGCACCAATGCAGCCGCCCCCCAAGGCGGTCACATTTGGACGGGGCCTGAGATCAAGCAGTTCTATCAGGAAAAGGCACAAGGGGAAGTTTGGCGAAGACGAGGGGCAGAAGCTGGAAGCCGACATTTTCCGCGCCCAATCAGAAGGCCGCATCCGATAACGGAGCGGCCAGGGCGATCATGATTAAGAGGAAGTTATCATGGCAGGTCCAGCTCGTGACGAAGGTCATCCCAATATTTCCAGCACCAGTGCCAGCGGTTTTATTCCGTCAATCTGGAGCGGCAAATTGGTCGAAATTGTACGCTCGAACCGCTTTGCGGAGGTCAGCAACACCTACTACGAAGGCTCCATCAAGGGGCCGGCGACACTGTTCAGATCCGCACCACGCCTAGCATTGTCATTAGTGACTATGTGATTGGTGGCGGTCTGACTTATGAAAAGCCGGTCAGCGACAAGGTAGAACTGCAGATTGACCAGGCCAAGTCGTTCAGCTTTGAAGTGAACGACGTGGACGCCTATCAGGCTGATATTAAGCTGATGGACGACTGGTCTGATGATGCCGGTCAGCAGATGAAGATCACTATCGACAAGGATATTAGCTCCTATGCCTACACCGAAGCTGCCGCAGCGAACGCGGGCATAACGGCGGGCGTAGAGTCTGGTTCCTTGGATCTGGGCGTAGCCGGTGATCCGGTGGCCATCACCAAGGGGACCATCCTTGATGTGCTGGTTGACTGCGGTACTGCGCTGGACGAGCAGAACGTGCCAGACGAGGGTCGGTACATCATGCTGCCCGCGTGGATGAACGGCATGTTGAAGAAGTCCGATCTTCGTGATGCCAGCATCATGGGCGACGCCACTTCCGCTTTCCGTAATGGGAAAATCGGTATGTTGGATCGTTTTTCCGTCTACGTGAACAACAACATGTCCACGGTCACCGACGGCACTACCGGCAACCAGGCAACCAACGTGATCTTTGGCCACAAGAAGGCGCTGACCTTCGCAAGCCAGATGACCAATATGGAAACCCTGCCCAACCCCTCCGACTTCGGCAAGCTGATCCGTGGCTTGAACGTCTATGGCCGTAAGGTCATTGATCCGAACGCCATTGG